TTACCCGGGGAATATTTACCCCAGGTAGAAAATACAATTTGTCTCCTTTAGTAGGGACATAGTTATCATTTGAAATTGTAAAACCAGATTGATTGTTATCTTCAGTACCAAAAGTTGTATCAACTTTTATAATAACTTCTGAGGCATTAGCTTCAATTTCAAAAAACAAATAATTTTTCATTGTGTTAAGTTTAATAAGGGGAGTTTTATCTCCCCCTATGTTTGTTTTAATTTATTTTATGCTCCTTTTGGTGGGGAACAGCTCTATGTTGGCTTACTTAACAGCCATCTTCACCACGTCTTGATTCATCATCAATGGACTAAACTTAACTTTGTTTCCGTTAACAATCTCCTTGACCATGTAATATCTAAGGTCATTAGTGAATGCTTCACAGTCAGTAGTAAGTTTAGCTATCCTGTCAATAATAGGCTTACCAACGGCTCCTTTTTCTGCAAGAGTGAGTGAATAGTTAATTACCCTAGTTGCGATCACACTAGAGATATCAGCTCTAAAGTCATCATCTTTACCAACGGCATTAGTAAGAGAGTTCATTACATACTGCTCATCTTTAGTTAGGATATCTGCAGGACTAATAATCCTGTCAAGCTTGTTATTAATGAACATAGTAAACATTGAACTAAAATCTACACCAACAGAACCCTCACCAATCATTTGAATCAATGGAAGATCATCTTCAAACTTAGGTACAGAACTAATAGCATTGAAGAAAGTAGTAATAGATCTTGGATTAACTCTTTGAGTTACCAATTCTGGGTGCATCAACATGAAGTTAATACATCTACCATCTATGTTTGCTTTCTCTGCCCACTTAGCCCATACATCAGCATCATATTTCAACTCAACAGAGATAAATCTAGTCTTCTGAGCTACGTCAAGACTGGTTACATTATAATCACCATTGTCTGGATTAGTAGTCAAAAGTACATGCCAGTTCTTTGGTAGTTTCCAAGAAACATATTCCTGTCTATCTAAGATTTCCATAGTTGCTTGCATAAATCTTGCATCAGCACGAGTATAATCATCTAATACTAAGAAACCACCTTCTCCTTTACCCTGAATCCACTCAGGAGCAGCATGTGACATTCTCTTTCCAATAACCTTGTACCCTTTTGCACTAGCTGCAGATATCTGAGACTCATTAATCCATGTAGTCTTACCTTCAGCATTTTGTATCTGGAATTCTTTTACAGGAAACCCAACCAAGTCACCCAATTCTTCTAGCTGAGATAAATTCAGCTTTACAACATCCATTTGTAATTCTTTACCCAACTGCATGATAGCAGAAGTTTTACCCAAACCAGCATCACCTTCAATATTAATAGCCACAGGAACTTTTCCTTCAGACTGAATGTGTTGGTTATTCTTAACCATGTGCTTAATAAAACTTTTTAACTCTTCAACATTTAATTGTACTTGGCTCATACTCTTTTTTTTATAGTTCTAATTTGATTATTTTACCTGGTAAGCTGTCATTCATATGGGATCTCTCTGACAAAACCCATAGAATATTTCCTTTAGGTTTTACATGTGTCCAACATTCACCATCAGTAAAATACACCAGGCTTGTATATTTCTTTTGGTTTTCATTAAAATACTCCAGGACAGGGTCAAACTCAGTTCCTCCCCTACCTTGCACTGCCATTTCAAATTTACCTTTGTAAGGTTCAATTGATCTGATAGTTGTATCACACTGTACTATTGTTATATCTACGCCACATTTATATATGTGGTAGATTTCACTCATAAACTCTTTAAGTTCATCATCACTTACAGAACCTGAAGTATCTATGGCCAACAGCATGTGTTGTTTCATTTTTACTTTAAGACCCGGATTAGCTTCAAACCTTCTGTTCTCTTTCCTTCTGATCTTCTTAGTAAATACCTTAGTGCTTACACCAGTAAATCTCCTAATGAATCCTCTCCAGTCAAATTTAGGTTTAACAATCTCTTCAATTATGATCAACCCTTCTATCTCCCCGGGGACAGTACCTCTTTTCTTTTCTGTCTGCTCTTTAGCATCAGTAAGAACTTTCTGTAACTGTTTCTCTATAAGTTTCTGTTCTGCCTCTGTAAGATCTTCAAAGTCTTCCCAAGTACTATGATCAGGTATGTCACCATTCTCTATATTGTCAAGAAGTTTATCCATATTAGAGTCTCCACAAGTGCCATTCTTATCTTTTTCATCCTGAAGTTGATTCAGTTTGTCATAATAATATCTAGCACCGGCCTTTCTATCTAGTTCTATATCAGTATAGTTATCTATATCAATACCACCTTCCGGTAGATACTGTTTACTTATATACTGATTTATTTCGCAATCCATTGCCACATTAGCCATTTTCTTGTTAGAAAACTTAAAGAATGTAGTAAGATGTCCAAAAGCAATATGTAGTAACTCATGCTTCAATAATCCATATCTGTGGTCTTCACTAAGACTTTCCCAGAACTCTGTATTAATAGTAAGCTGATAATTAATTCCATTCTTGCTCACACCAGCTGTAGGAACTCTTTTACTGTCCCATAGCTTATTCAACATAATGAGAAAGAACCCGTAATAGGGCTCAGTAAGCATTAAATTCTTAGAAATTTTACTTAGACTCTGTTGTTTGTCCATTGTCTTTTAGTTTAATGTTTATTTCAAAACTATCTGTTGGATACCCAATTTGTTCCAACATACTTGTCATATCTCTGACAAAATATTCCATAAACAACTCTACTGAAGTCTTAGAACCCTTCTGAGCTGTAATAAGACTAAGAGTTCTTGGACTACTAAGATTACTTTCTCCAACTATACTTACTAGTTTGCTATGTATCTTCTTTCCAGCCTCAGACCAGTCAGACTTTGGTACACCAGAGAACTTATACATTACAAGTAACTCTCCTATGTATTTATCTACATCAACATTCTTCAATGCCTGAAATGCTACAATATGATTCTCTTTATCAGAGGATTGTAACATGTTTAATAAATTTCTTGTTTCTTCTTTGTCAAAAATTATTTTACTCATTAGTCTTCAATTTTAATTTGTTATTTGGTCTTTAAAAATATTAGATGTCATATCTGACATATTTACATTTATAACTCTTTCAGAATGTTCAATCTCATATTCACCAGTAGGCACAAGCATACCAATAAAGCCATAAGAACCTTTTTCATATGTCCAATCAGAATAGTGCATATTTAAAATATTTATTGCAAGTTCCTCAACTTCCATATGAAGTTTAGTATCCACATCCATTAGAGATGCAGCATTCCAAGGAGCTTTAAACTTATCATTAGCATCAAGTAATTTAGAATATACAATACCAAAGATGTCACCATCACCACCTTCACCATTGTATTCAATTTTAATTAATTTAATACCCCGGTCATTTAATTTATACATCAAAGTTGTCAATTCAACTTCTGTCATGATTATTTACTTTCTACAATGTTATACACACCTTCAATCATACCCCATGATGATTGCTCTTGAAATCTATATGTTTCAGCTACATCACTAGAATCCATTGGTCTTGTCAAATACCAAATTTCTGCTTCTTTCCAAGTTACATTTACTAACTTTCTTCCTTTAGGTATATCAATTGTTCCTTCACCACCCCAAGCTTTTACTCTTGAATTTTCAGTACATGCTGTTAGAGTCAAGGCTACTAAGCCAAGACAAATAAATAGTTTTTTCATAATTACTTTGTTTTATAGAACCTTCCTAGAATGTTCCCGTTTAAATACTCATCTTTCTCAAGCACCTCATATTGAAACTGGTGCTTTACTTCTTGATATGTCAGCTCCATCTGGGTAGAACAAATCACAAGAATTTCTCTTTTGATTGGTACTCCAGCTTTGTGAGCTTCCTTTAGCATTTTATTACTACTGTAATAGTTCATAAAATCTGGTTTTAATTCCCTCTTGTACTTTTTAAGTCTCTTGTCCGTGGACATTGCTAGAGCTTTTTTACCTAGAGGTCTTTTAATATTGGCAAAGAAGTTCTTCTTACCAATGTATGCAACAGACTTACCATCTATGATAGCGGTCATAATATAAATAAATCCTACACCTCCTTGAGGTATGTCACCTTCATTAAATTCTTTTCCTTGATAAATCCAGCTCACGTTGCATGTGTATTAATTTACTTTTAAAAACTTCATTTTCACCTTTATGGTGTAAGTAATGGATTGTTATTTCAGCTAACTCAAGTTGAAACATAGCATTTTCTTTTTTAAGATCTTCTAACTGTTCTTCAAGAAGTATATTTTGTGCTTCAAGTGTAGATATCTCATCTTTAAGTTCAGCTATTTCATCATTGTAATCTTTTAATTCTCTCTCAACTTGGTCTCTTAAGTCAACAAAATAACTATTAACATTATCAAGATTCCTCTCAAGTTCATCCATTGTTCTTTCTAAATACATAATGCTTGTTTTAATAATGGGAATAACACTTCTCTAACTTTATCTATACCATGTTCTTTTACTGAATCTGATAGATCTTTTTCCATTGGTAGCAGTATATAGCTAAATCCATACTTGTCTTTGTATCTTTCAGCAGCTTTAATACCGGGCTCATCATTGTCAAACAAAACAACAATCTTGTTATACTTAAGCTTCAGTTCTCCAATAACCTTTTCTCCAATCATAGTATTCTCACTGTCCGGAGCAATTGCTTCAATATTACTAATACCTAGCTTATTAAAAGCCATTAGATCCTTAAGTGATGAAGTAATAACCAGATACTTACAGTTATATAGTAACTGATCTGTGCCCTGAATATAATTCTCAACCTTGATAAACTTTTTCTGAGTACTCTTTGGCATATATATCTTGTACAAACTACCATCATTCCTAAAGTAACCATATGTATGGGACTTCCTAAATGTATGAGATGTGATACTACCATCAGCTTCACTCCTACTCATAGTAAAGAAAGACAATGGAACTACATTATATCTATCAAGCATGGATGACCCAATCTTAAACCGCATCCAATAATTCTGATCAAAGTTATTCCAGTGCCTCATTTCATAATCCACAACCTTATACTTATCATGGAACATAGTAGGCTCTGCAACATACACATCATTGTTTGTAAGAAACTGTTGATAATCTAGAATTATTTTGTTTATTGCATGACCAGCTGACGGCATGTTAAAGAGATACTTTACCATCTCAATACCATCTCCCTGATAACCAGATGAAAAGTCCTTGAACTTATATGATGAATAGTTAACATCAAAATATACAAACATGGAGGGAACCTTGTCCTTTGAATTAAATGCAGATAGCATCTTTACATCCTGACCTGTTAGTTTCTCTTTTAGATTCAGATAATATTCAAAGATCCACTCTTTTGGAACCTGCTCAATTTCAGTAATTAAATTTTTTGTTGAAATCATACTACCTAGTTTAAAAATTAAGGGGAAGCCATTTCTAACTCCCCCTATAACTATTAGTCTAGGCTGAAGTCAGAAGATGTTTTAGGTGGAGTTGTGAACTCATCATCTCCAAAGCTTTTTACTTCTTTTGTCTCTAATTTTTTCAAATGTTTAGATTCATCAAAAGTAATAACTTTTCCTTCCTCTATCTCACCAAATGAATATTTTCTATTCTCTGATTTTGGCAACCACATGTCATAGTTAGTATAACCGGTTTTACCTTCATACTCTCTACCGGCAACACAGAACTCAAGATACTTGTCTTTGATAGGTGCACTTGCATTAAATGCATCCACAAAGTCTTCAATAGTATCATGCTTACCATCTTGTTCAGTAAACCACTCATTTACACCAAAAGTTTTACAAAGACTCTGTAAGAAAATTAGAATAGATCTATCTCTTTGGATCTTAATACCAGTTTTAGTTTCACCATCTGCAAATGCATACTGGCTAGCTTTAATTCTACCAATTTGACCATCATAATGACCCTTCTCAGGATTATCTTTGTCCAGAGCAAAACCCTCAAAGCCGGCAATTGGTTCTGTTTCAACATGCAAAATCAAATGCTTTGCACCATCAATAAATTTGAAGTCTTCCAAATCTATCATGTTAATCTTTAACACATGATTCCCTGGAGAAATTGTTTTAGGTAGTCCATTACCACCTGTTCCTAAGTCAGTTGTACTTAATCCCATTTTGTTTCTATTTTATTTGTTATTATACATAAATTTTATCCCAGTGAAACTCTAGTTCACCCTTTTCATTCATCTCAGTAACTACTATTTCTTCATTACGGAGATGCTCAGGTCTTGCACCACAAGTAACCTCCTCATTAGTTTTAAAACTCAAAATAGTTTTGTTACCTTTTCTATACATGTAACCAATAGCATCTGCATTAGCACAAATAAGAGACTTTATTTTACCTGTCAAATCAATGTTTGCAGACATAACCATCTCTCCCTTATCATCAACTACCTTGTCTTTAATATGACCAGATAAAATAATATGGGGGGCTAATGTATCAATAAAAT